CCTCGATAATAAGCTGCATCTGGGCGTGAGTGTTACGCCTATGCGTCCCAAGCTGGAAATACTTAAACAACATGGCCTGGTAAGCGTCGAAGTTACCGACGTTACCACCCTGAGATCCAATCACACGCTGCCAGTTGGATCCGTCACGGTTCATGAAGGACCAATCACCAGCTTTATAGATCTTAAGTTCCTTTTCATTAATGAAGAAAAGAGTAGACCATGGGCAGTCGTTATCCGAAACGATGGGGATCTCCCCATCATCCGTAGTAAAAGCAAGACCAGTGAATCCGCCACCAAATTCCTTGGTATTGACAAACTGACGCTGCTGTGAGAGAAGATTGAAGTACGCGCGTCGGACACCACGAGAACAGAATCCAACGGTAACGTTTCCACCGTTAGTCTGCACACGGTCATCCAAAGCAATCATACGACCTTCAGAGAGAGCGGCAGCGCCAGGGTTATCAACTTCAGCTTTCCACAGAGGTACTGTGGCAGGGTTAATGTTGTATAGAATACCGGTGTTAGAAACAATCTCACGGAAACCAATGATTTCACGCGCACGGGAACCTGTACGAACAATATAGTCACCGGAAGCCGTAGCACCGGCAGCGGCCACAGTAAAGGTAACCGTAGTAGAACCCGCACCGGGTGTGTCGGGCTGCACGTTGGTGATTACCTTGCCAGAACCTGTACCCTTGAGAGCATCAGTGTTGTCGTAAATATCAACAACCATGCCGATCTCAAGGTAAATAGCCTCAGCATTAGACATAACCAATGTGGTGGCCGTTCCGGCCGCATTAGCGGTAGCCAGCTTGCCAATGCTCGTACCATAAATCTGCCGGTTAACGTCCTTACGAAGAGTTTCCTTAAGGCCATTAACTTCCTGGTCGACAGCAGAGGCAAAAGCCTGTGAATTAGTCTCTGCAAGTTCGAAGAGCTGACCAGTCAGTTCAAGAGCACCATATTCATAAGCAAGTTGAACACGAGCATTCTCATAGCTCTGAGAACGAGCCTGCGGAAGAAGCTCATTCTCAAGTCGGGCACCAATACCGTGGTTACGACCGGTACGAATCGGGAATTTTACGTACTTTCCACCGATTTCGTTCGTAACACCTTCGGTCGTACTTTCAATACGCTTGAGAGTTTTAATCTCATTTTCAAGCTGGTCTACCAGTCGCTTTTCGTAGACTTCCTTAAGAAGGTTGTCCACGACCGTCATAGTGGTCGTAGCCACAGTTACACTCCCTGTTTACTGGTTAGCGTATTTAGCGGCTTCCAACGTCTGCGCGACATAATCACGCGTCTGTCGAGAAGTCATCTTACGCGGATCAACAGCTTGGCCGCTGGGAACTCCGCCCCCAGAGCCGAGCAATTGAGGAGCCCGAGGACGCGCATAGTACTGACCAGCACGCTCCGCAAACTTGTTGAACATCTGCATAACCTCATCATCCTTATATCCTGCCTGAAGCAGTGAATTGACATAAGGTTCTGCAAGCCCATCATCGTTAAGAGCCGCAAAAACGGGGTTCTGCTGTTCAAACTGCTGATAGAGAGCGTCAAGCTGCGCGTCTTGTTCCTGCTCTTCTGTGCTCTGCTTCTGTGCGAGAATAATTTCAGCGACCGTGTCAAAACCACCCTCAAGGCGCTGCATCTTCTCCAAAAGTGCTGGAGGCAGATCATAGCCCTCATAGGGGTTATCAGTATTACCAGGAAGGCCCTGCCCGGTTCCCTGCTGCTGAGGCATATCACTTTGTGGAATCTGCTGTTGCTGCGTAGGAGCCACGTTACCAAATTGCTCATGAAGAAGGTCATAAACGGCGCGAGGGTCATTCTCCAAAACCCGAGCAATATTGACAGCCTGTTCCATATACCCGGCGTCAACACCGTTTTCAGCAAACCTCTTATAAGGCTCGTAACGCTGGTGTACCTTATTGGTGTTCTGCTCCCACTTCTGTAGATGTGGGATCATTTGCTGGTGGTATTCCGGTGGAACACTACTCAGCATCTCATTCCAAGAGGAATGCACTCCAGGAATGTTGCCAGTGCTTTCCGTCTGTGGTGCACCACCAGACGAGTTATCGTTCCCTGCCGAAGTATCTAAACCAGCCATTGGAAAAGCCATTTTATACCTTATCTCTTTGCTCTATAATAAGAGCTAACACCCGGTGTATAAGACCGGCTAAAGGTACCAAGATCATTGTCGGAATTATTATCTTCAGAAGCACCCACAGGGGGCATCCTCTTCTTTAAGCGCCGCTCCATAGCAGCAAAACCGTAGCTACCTGCGAGAGGCTTTCTCTTAAGCCTTCTATCTTCTGCGCTATTATAGTTCATTAGTTAGCCTTATCATCATTCTCATAGTTAGACATAGAATCTCGATACTTCTTAGCCCGGCGTCGTGCGGCGATAGCATAGTTAGGTGTCACTCCCGTACGCTTCCTGTCTGTTTTGTCTTTAGCCGCGTACAGAGCTTTTACCTGGTTACGAGCTGCCGCAGCGTTGGGGTGTGTGGCAACGGTAGACCCATCAGACTTCTTAACTACAGCATATTTATCCCCAACCCGCTGAACTTTCCACGGCATAGTGATACCTACTTTGTGAACTCAGCGTCGTCGTTGATCATAATTGCATAGAGCTTGTCATTAAGTGTCATCGTGTTGAGTCGTGCCTGTGTATACACACCAGCATTAATAGCGATAAGCCGAGTATCAATAGAGAGAATGTCAGAATAGTTGGCAACAGTACCGAGAGTGTGTGTGTTAGTGGTTCTGTTGTTAGGCCCCGCATGTGTTTTGTTTACGGGGAGCCAATGAGCTAGAGCATGCCCACTAACTAGGTGCGTTGTTGCTGATGGGGACGCCACTTGAACCTCCTTCAGGGGGCATTTCAGGCTGTCCTAATTCAGGCTGCATTTGCGGCTGCTCCTGTATACCTGATGGTGCAGTGTCTCCCTGCATCATTCCAATAGGTGCTGCCGCCATCTGTCCAATAACAATCTGCTCAACGTGTTGCTGTACGTGTGATTCAAAAAGCTGCTTAGCTTCAGGAGTCAGCAATTCGTACGACTGACTCTTTCTGTACTTATTGTGTATCTCAATATGAATTCTATGTTCGTCCCACGTGTTCGTTGGAACTATAAGAGGAGGTCTAAATTCACCCATAGGACTCATGTACGCAGGCGGCTTAGGCTCACCTGATATAGGATCAAAGTAGTTCTGAGGATTGGTTTGTATATCGATAGTCTGGCTTTGAGCAAACTGATCCATCATCTCTTGCTTAACTGCGGCCATTCGAAGGTTTTCACGTTGTGCCTGACGGACGTCAACCTGAATTTTCTCGTAAACCTTAGTAAGACCACCGATCTCCATAACTTCGAGACCGAGATTAGGATCAATGAATCCCATCTTCATGAGATCCATAATGAAAGCTTGCTTGGCTGCCTTGGATGTTGGAAGTGCAGAACCAGCCTCAACACGAATATCGTCGTTATTACCTAGATCTGATCCCTTAAATGCCATAACATCGAAAGAACCGTCTGTACCAACAAGCTTAACTGTTCTAGGGAAAGTCCAGTATTGAGAGACGTAGCCCAAAGTCATTGCAGCTACCTTCTCAATACCTTCCTCCATACTTGCATAAGTGTGTGCAAGTTTAGATTCGTCCTGTTCCTGGAGATACGAAATAGCTGTAGCTGCTGTAACTCCGGGCGGTACTTGTCCCTTTGTAATCTCATGCTGACCAGAGATGTCTGACATATCCATGAGAATACGGTCGAGCTCTTCAGAAACATAAGAGGGAAGCGGTGAGAGTGGGATAGGCTGTGGAGGATCAAAACCAGGCGTGTATTGAATTACTAGACCTGGTTCTGTGGTAATTTTAGCCGGATCAATGGATCCTCTTGGAGCAATCAGCTGAGGTTTAGCCATCCGGTTTTTAGCCTCAATGATCTGCCCCCTAGTTCTATTATATTCCCTCTGCAAGGGGATGATATCGACAGTACTTGAATCTCCATAGAATTTACCTGAAGGGATATGGTCAATCTTAGCGAAAGGAAATTTGCCATGCTGATATGGCCAACCTTCTTGTCCCTGTACGACTTGATCACCAATAATGGTGTACATGCCGCCCTCGGGAAAAAGCTTAACCATTCCTGGCTTGACCCAACATTCCAGTACTAAGACTGATTTCTTGTCTTGAAGGCTGGTAGCGCCCACTAAGTTTAGCCAAGAGTCATCAAGAAGTTCTGTTTCCGTCTTATTAGGTGCGCCCAAAGGCCTCTGAAATAGAAGCTCTAGTTCCTCACGTACACGCAACTGTGCGTGAATTACGAAAGGCTCTTCTTCCAATTCCTCTGTCCTGAAATCAGGAACAAAGATATGGAAGGGGGTAACCGGGAAGAATTCGAAGTCACCTACTTCATCAGGATTATCTTTATCCTGAATACTATCGTTCCATCCCGCTTTAATAAAACCAGAACCACAGTTAAGTGTCCAGAAAAGAGTTCTGCGAATTACGTGAGCAAGTCTCTTACGTCTGTAGATTGAGTCCCAGATCTGTTCACCAGCCTGGGCGGCAAACATATCTCTATCTTCAGAAGATGCAGGAACCACATAAGCACTAGGCTTCTGCGACGTAAGCTTAGTAAGTTCTGTTCTAATCATGGGGCGTATACGATTCAGAACAGGTCTAGATCTATAATAGGGAGCTGGAGGAACCCACAGACTTCCTGTCGACCCTGCGGCAGAAGTTGGACTTCCTCTATAGACTACATTCTGTTTTCCATAATAAAACGCTAGATTCAGATACCACTGTCGCTCAATATATGATCTAGCATTTTTGATACTATCGTACTGTTCTTTAGTCCAATTGACTATCTTAAGTAGATCTTTAGGATCTCCTTGAGTAAATCTCTTGGATGTTTCGGGCTCCAGAAGATAGGAAGAGCCATTCATGCCGCCTTGATCAATCGTCATTATCCGCCCTTCCTGTATCTAGATGTCCGGTAAGTTCCCTCATAGTGTCCGTGAAGTCTGTATCCTCATCATAGATAGGGATTCCCTGCCCATATGCGTCCCTAAGTCTACC